CATCCATTTTATCCCAAATAGAAGCATCTTCCCAAAGAGGAATGAACTGATTTGAATAAAGTTTGAAAGGAACCTTCTTCTCACCATAAATCAACTTATCGGCATCAGCAAGCCTGATAGCAAAAGACTCACCGGGAATCTGTTCAATGTTACCAATGATATCATACTTTTCTGACATCTTACCAACTTTGGCATTGAAGTGTTTCAAAATATTTCCTTCAATATCAGTTTTGTTTCCGAATTTTGACTTGTAAACTTTGGTTGCCTCATAGATGCCAATCATCCCAAATGTTGAAAACATTCTGTTAAAATTAATCCAGCCGCTAAATATAAAAGGTTGTAATCCTTTCTTTGTCATATTCGCGATTAGTTCTTTATGGGCTTTAAGTATCTTTGCTGCATCCTCTACACGCGAATCAAGTATTTCATAGAAGTGTTCTTTAGAATTTGCTTCAAGAGCAATCCTCATAAAGTTGATAGTACATACGCGATGTGAACCGAGACTAATAGAACCACCAGCGCCGAACGAGTTAGACTGGGATGCATAGTCTAACATTTCTGTATTACTTATAAGACGGCAACACGAAGCCACTTTTGTACCTTCTGATACAAAGATGTTATATCTGAATATATCTCTTTTACATGCACTCCTAAGGAACCTTGTGTCCTCAATAAGTTCTCTATCTCCCCAAGTCTTCTTACCAAAATTCAAAGTAACGATAGGGAATCTATACGGAGCACCACCCTTTAAAGTGTCGCCTTTGTCAAAGAAGTCAAGAAAAATATCCTGAATAACAACAATGTAGTCAATAATATAATCGTTATAGAATTCTATTTTTTCCTCTTCTGTTTCAAATTCTTCAACACCGGCTTTATCAATTGGAAGAATATCATGTGGGAAATACCATTGCATGTCTTTAATAAGAGTTTTAAGTTTTACTCTATCAAATACAGAAAGGTTTGTAAATGGCGACTCTACACCATTTCTTGAAAGATGGTTTACAGAGTGTACAAATTGCTGCATTTCATTTTCAAGTTTCTTTCTGAATGTAGAATTGGTTCTTAGTTCTCTAATATCTACACCCTCTTTATAAAGTGAAAGATGTGCAATATCTAAAAAGAAAGTGCCAATAGCGATTGCTCCGGCAAGATGTGAACTCATTTGATGGACTGTTTCGCAAAGTGCTGATATGTAACTAGAAACTCTTTTTGCTTGCCTTGAATGTAATTGTCCAAACGGTCTTCCAAATGTTACAATTTTAGAAGCATCTAAGGCCCAACAGTTATGTTGCTTCATTCCATTAGCATAAAAACTACCAGAATCTGTTGTAATATCATAAACGAAGTCTAACTCTTTTTTATAAACATCAGACACTTTTTGTATTTTTTTAATTTTGTTTAATTTAGAAACTGTAGAATATTTTTCGTTATATTCTAAAGATTTTTTTAAAGTTTCCGTTGGTAACATTTTAAGTTTCTCACAAAAATCTACAATTCCGTTTGTTGGTCTAAAAGATAAACCTAACATAAAGCTTTTTTCATCAACTCGTTTTCTAATACCTTTTACTTTAATAGTTCTCAAAACATCATAAAGAGAAGAAATAACAGCAAACGATCTAAGTCTTATATCAATTCTACCATCTTCCTTAAAAATTGTTCCGTCAGAATCTATTAATCCAGCAATAAACGCTTCTTTAGACTTTTTAGTCCACGAAAAAATGTTTTTAGGTAATGTTTTTGTAAAAGAATTTTCTTTATATCCAAACCCAAAATATTCCGAGCAAACTCTATTTAACCATTGAGAAGTAAAATTAATTTGTTTTTGACTTGAATCATTAAATGTCCACAAATTTATATTTTTAAAAACTTTTTTAATAACTTTTAATATATGACTATTACAAATATCTTTTTGATATATACTAACTAAGTTTCCTCCTCTTGTATATTTTATATGACCAAAATCATTATTAATATATTTTTCGTCTATATCATATGATTGATTATTTCCGTCTCCTAATAAAAATCCCAAAAAATATGCCAATTCTAATGGAATGTTTATATTTTCTTTAAACTTTGGTAACTTTTCATCTTTAAGTATTTCATCTCCAATAATAATATCTCTTGCATTTTTCTCTGATTTATTTGCCATAAAAACAGGATGATCTTCTGTAACAAAGGCAAAGTCTCCGTTTTCTGTTTGATACATAATCATATTATTATGGGGCACGTGTTTTATTATCCTACTAATATTAACCCAACCATCGTTGTCCCATACTTTTATTTCGATTTTTTCTGTTATTGGTTCAATGCTTTGTGAAATATTTGCCTTTTGAACTTCTTTTCTAATAACTGCCTTGTTTAAAATAAGAGGCTGGTTAATATCATTTGTTAATATTATATTTTCACCATTTTCAAAAAACTTAAATCTATCATAAAGTTTCTTAAAGGTTAAACATTCTACTTTATTATTAATTTTTACTATTAAAGGAGTATGTTTATAGTATGAGTAAGGCTTAAGAATATTTGTTGAGTCTGAGAGTCCAAGGCTTAAATCAAACATTTCTCCTGTCAATCTTTTTGCTTCTTCTTTTCCAAACAGGTCTCTTGCTTGTCTATACAAATAGTCAAATCCTACTGCTTTTTTTACTGGTGCAGTAGATTCTTGTTGGATTGCTTCAATTGTTTTTTCGTTTTTATTTGAGTTAGCATCTATTGAAACATCATTAATATCAGCATTTATTACGTTTTCTATTGAACTTACAAAGTCAAATCTTTTCTTATTGATTCCATGTATTGTTAAAAATTTCTCTACTGTTTCTTCATCTTCTATATTGTATTTTTCCTTTAGATTATCTGAAAGTGCTTTTTTTATATTTTTTAAAGTTCGTGCTGTTGTAACATTCGTATCTGTAAACATCTAGATATCTCCTAAAGTTATGATGTTGCATTAAATAATTCAAATATCAACTTTCCATTTTTACTTATTAACTCTTTCCCATAATAAATTTCTTGATTCGTTGAAGCTAGCTGAAAATATTCATCTGTCTTTTCAGAAAGGACTTTTTTGGTTTTATCATAAGGATTGCAAATAAGATAATCAAACCCACATAAAGAATATTCCTTAACATATTCTATATCGTGTCCAGTATAAACACAGGTCTTCCAGTCGTGCGTCATTAGTAAAAACTCTTGGGTGAATTGTCGGTTGTGTTTAGAAAAAGGATCTCCACCAGTCAAAACAATATTTGAAGTTCTATGTTTTTTCAAAGACTTTGCAACCTCAAATAATAACTTAAGCGCAGTAAATTCTTCTGTACTTTCAGAGAAATTAGGATTTTTGAATTCAGGGTTTTGACATCCTTCACAAACATTATCACATCCCATCATATAAACAACTACTGCATGAGCTTCTGGATCAGGGAAATCCAAAAAAGACATAGAGAAAGGAAATTGAATATTAACAACATTCATTTCTAAAACAAATCCTTTTCAGTAATTATTTTAAATTCTAAGCCTCTTTTAGTACAGAACTTTTTAGCACTTTTCCATTTAGATTGATTAATAATAAAATTTTCTGTATCCTCCATAAACCTCTGAACAGCCTTTCTGTTTTTGTTTTTAGGTTTTTTAGGAGGTTCAGTACTTTTTTTAGGTTTAACCTCTACGAGATATTTTTTGATTTTTCCATTTGGAGCTATTGCTTCAAAATAGAAATCTGGGAAGTATCTATGAACTTTGTTGTCAATAGGACTAAAATAAGTAATATCAAGTATTTCATATCCCCATTTAGTAATGTTATCGTTGTTATCACACCAGAAGCAAAATCTTTTTTCCCATGAACTTCTAAACTTTGGATTCTTGGATCCAAGGTATTTCTCTTTATGTTCTACTATATACTCACCGTGATAGAAATACCCCCCAGCCATTACCTTAAAGCTCTCATTAAATCACTATAGTTTTGCCAATCATCCATGATTTTTTTCAGTCTGTTTTTTGATAAAAACTTCATTAATTTTGAACCTTCAATTTCCTTGATCTCGTAATTACAATAGGTATTTATAATAGAGTTCGCTAGATCTCGGGGAATAAAATTAAAATCTATCAATGTAGTGTTTCTGATGTAATTTTCTTTAATCTCTTTGTTTTTTGGGTCTGACAAATAGTCATCCAATCCTGCCTTTAGAATCTTCTCGGCAGTGGCTGGCCCACACATTGGTTTAATGGCTGGAATACCATCACCTTTATCGCCTACGATCAATTTCACAGATAGTTCCTGTTTGGGATTGATGCATTGAACCATCTTCTGCTTTATTGGGTCATATTGCTGGACATTTGGATTCGTTAAAAGTTGATGCATATCTTTGTCAGTTGATACAATAATGGTTTTCTGATCTTGAAATTTTTCTTTTATTAGTATAGCAATTGTATCATCTGCCTCAGCCCTTGGAATCTCTAACACATACATGTTAGTAAAAGTATCCTTAATCTCTTCTCTAAACTCATTGAAGATAGGAAAAAACTTCTTGAAATCTACAACTGCTTTATCTCTTGCACCTTTTCTTTTTTTTTTATATTCTGGAAAAACTTCATATCTCCAAGTCCTCTTAACGTCAAATGCTAGAACAACTCTCTCAGGATTAAACTTCTTAATGGTTTGTAGCATACTATTCATGAATATGTGCCTAAAAAGGAAAAATTTGTCATTATCTTCGGGAGAGAGGAAAACTGCTGAGAAGAGCGATCTGTAGGCCATATTATGCCCGTCCCATATAAGTGTTTTGGCTCTTTGGTCAATTGATTGTCTGTCTTCTTCTGAAAATAAATCAGTCAATGAATTTTTCTGCATCGGAACCTCCAGAAAGTTTTGAATATCCTCCAAGGAAATCCCTTACAAGAATATTTTCAGGATAAGCTTTTGTACAACGATTTACAACTTTAACTTGATGTTCAGGTAATTCTCTTGTATGTAAAATTCCTTTTCTCAATTTTAATTCTAATTGTAGTAATCGTGCTACATGGTAAGCATCTATCAAGTCTTCATTAAGATTTTCAACAGGAACATCACCATCATAATACTCTTTCATCTTATCTTTATCAGCATTGCCTTTAGTTGTAGCAAACATTTTGACAGAATTAGGATCGTGGATTCTCATAGGAATACCATTTTCATATATTGATCTTTTAATATCTCCTGTCGCTTCAGCAATATCAAAGACTCTACCCTTTGCTCCCATAGCATATCCTTCGATTGCAATATAATCTGGATAGTATTCACCACTAAAAACGAATGCTAAAATTTTAGAGTTTATCCAAATATATTGAGCAATATTATTAGGAAAATCTTTTTTCTTGAAATGTATCAACTCAGGAGGATGAGCGTTCTTCTTTACTTGAGTGAATCCCAAATAATCAGTTTTTGTTATCTCAAAGTCTTTATCAAGTTCAAACCGGATTATCCCAGGACTGTTCATTGAATAATCTATTCCTACTATTTTCATTTTAATATTCCTCCAAATCATTTATCCAATGCCAATAATACTCATAATACCCTTTATCGCTAAGTATTTTTCTTCTATTATCGTATTCTAATACGTCTAATACTATTAAATAAGCAAATAAAAAAGTAGGAAACACATTGAGTATAACAGGCGTATCAATGTCATGAACAGTACCATCTCCTTTTTTAAGCATCCATTTAATCATACGAAGTATACTTTATCGTAAATAGATTTAGTAAAAAATGGTTCCAGTTCTTCAAAAGTGAAATTATCTTTATTCAGATACAAGCAGACATCGTTGATATCCCATTTTTCTCTTTGTGGTAACTTATATTTTTTAATGAACCATTTCCAACAAAAAACATACTTCCCATCCATAAGCATCTGGATAATTTTCTTTTGAGTTTCTTCAGTTGTATCACAATCAATAAGGAAGTATTTCTTTTTAAATTTGTCAAGCTTATCATCTTCCATTTTAACGCCTGTAACCGCAATAGAATTCTCTACGAACATACTATCAATTTGTC